ATTCTAAACATTCTTTCACTTTATCACTCTCTCTAAATTTGCTTCGTTTTGCATATAACTAAATAATCCTACTGACCAGATTAAAACAGGAATTGCTCCAAACATCGTTGATATCCAATTACCACCTTTTATCAAAGATAATGAAATCCACATACCACAATTTAAACCTACTAAAAACGTAAACGCAATAAACCTATAATCTCTCATTATTTAACACCTATGCTCCTTCTAAAAATTCTTTCATTAGATTCCATTCTTTAACTAGTTCAGTTGAAATTAACGTACCTTTATTGTTTCTAAAATAATTATTCATCTTCTTCATCAATAACATCTCTAACTTTAAATCCCATCCTATGAATGAATGCACTTATTTGGTCTTTTTCAAATTGGACTAAATTTACGTCACTTTCCGTATTAATTATTATTCGCATTGTCTATTCCTCTTTCGTCTTCTGATTTGTCTATAGAAAGCATTGAAGTCATATTATCGTCTATGTATTCTGGGTCTACTCCCTCTTCTAAAGTCATCTGCTCGTTTTTATTGAAAACTTCTGTTACTTGTTTCATATAATTTGATTTTACATATTCTATTAAATGCTCTATTCCGCAAAATCTGACTACTACGTCATTTACTGATAAAATAACAGGTAACTTACTACCTTTACTACACCAATTACATTTTAGTATCATTCTTCCACCTCAATACTTTTTCCTTTTAGTTTAGCTCCTAACAAACCCATTTTTTCTAACATTCCTAATTCTAAATAACAAATTTTATGTTTAGGAATTTCTTTATCAAACATTCTTTTAAACGCTTCATCTTTAATAATTGCAAAAGCTCTAGTTGGTACTGGTTCTTTCTTATCAGAAACTCCTCTTACTGGTTCTATTGTCGCCTCTGCCATCAGTACACCTACCGTTAAGTATTTCTTTTTACAAACTTCGCAAGGTTCTACACTTGTTACCATATGCATTGGTGCTTCACCTTTAAACGATGCTCCTAATAATAATAATAATTCGTTCTTATCTTCGCCGCAAACCATACATTTTGAAATTGTCGGATTTACGCCGTAGTCTTTATGTAAGCTCATTCTAATTTTCCTCCATTTTGATAGTAAATAGGAGTAGGTATTTGGCGCTACCTACTCCCTGTTCGAGATACCTAAAAGTTAGGCATAAGTTTAATAATAATAACCGCATTTTTTACATACTTTTACGGTGCCGTATTGTTCTCCTGAATCTATCCAAGGTTTTTCTTCCCAATCGTGACTATCTTTTCCATCTAAACAGTGAGTTTTATCTAGTCCCATCCTGCACACCCACAATAATGACATTTAACTAATTTTGGGTTGCCTTTCCAATCACTTTTTTCGTTATCGTCAAATCTTCTAATTTCTAGTTTTTCACTGCATTGCATTTGCACTTTTTCAGAGAATTTGTCGCATTGGCAACAGAAATAACCTTTTTGAGTCCAATCTTCTATAACTTCTAAATTTAATTCTTCACATCTAGTCTGGATTTTATCTTTATCATTGTGTCCCCAGTGGCGCATTTCTACCATATAATTATTATCTTCAATTCTTCTTCTTGTTACTACCCAAAGTCTACGTCTCTTATCTTCAAGATATTCTGTTCTGCATTGTGCCGTAACATCGCCTGATTTTCCTAATGTAGTAAATTCACTCATTTTGCACCTTTTCTACTGCTTGATTAAATACGTCATCTACTGCCTGTTGGTAATGTTTATGGCATACATAATTTCCGTCATATTTAATTACTGCTTTTTTTTGGCAAATATAACATTTACTCATTTTACTCAATACCTGCGCTTCTTAAAACTTCTCCGTTCGTTGCCATATTCATAGCTTCTAAACATTCTTGAAAAGTGAATCCTTTCTCGTTCATAAGCCACTGATTTTTCATTTGGACTGTTCCACCCATTTTTCTATCTTTATATAATTTAACTGCTTTTCTTAAATCTTCTTGAGTTGCCATGTTTTTTACCTCGAACTTATTTTTTAATACGCTATGTTTTTAATCTGAAACAAAAAGTGTGAATTGTTCTTAACAAAATCTACAAATTGTGACTCGCACATTTTTTCTTGATAAATATGACCAAGTTTTATGTCTTTAATTTCGAATTCAATGTTTTTTTCTTGTTTCATTTTTAGCTCCTTAACCAATTTATTGTGTGTTTATTGGTTTAATATATAGTAGGCAGTTAGCGTTTATATAGTTTGTGGTGTCTTATAATATAGATGGTTGCTTAGAATTATAATAAATCTTTAATGTCGAAAGGCTTTTTTGCGTCAATAAACCTGAACTCGAAACATTGAGGATATACTTTTACTTTTTCTTTAGCTTCTTCTAGCGTTTCGCTGGCTAAAACTTCGAATACTATTCCGCGGGTCAAATCTATTATGTCTGCTCTGGAATTGTTGCTAGCGAAAATTGCTTCCGTGATTACTTTGTAGCCTTCATCCATTAAAGAAGTGTAAATGAAAAATTTCATCATTTCGTGGTCCGGAGTATTATTCTTGGCGTACTTGAAACAGTTTACGTTTTGGTTAGAAGGTCGGATTAAAGATAAAAAATAGCCGTCACTTTGTCGATATTTATCTTGTCTACGTTGAAAAGCTCTTTCGGCGTACTCTTTACGTTTTCTATTTTGCGTTTTCCAAAATTCTGTCCAACCTTCTTCAGTTGTAGGCATTACCATTTTAACTTTTAGTTACCTTATTATTATTTTCTGATTTAATAAAATCGTCTACTACATCAAACTCTAATATTCTTTTTAATGTCGGCGAATACTCTACTCGCATATCTCCTAAATTAATCGCAGAATAACCTCCGCTATTACCTTCATAATTTATTTTTGATGATTTTTTAGTTTCGTCTTCAGGAATCTTACGGACAATCTGCGGAAGACCAAATTCCTTTACTCTTATCATTGAGTAACCTCTTCATCATCTACGTATAGACTAGCCATCCAATCTGCTTGGAACAGTAAATATGCTGCAGGACAAATTTTCCAAACTTGGTTTGCTGATTGGATAAATGCTCTATCGTATAATCCCATATGCCATCTAATCATTAAAATTTCTTGTTCTGTCAAATCAATTAAATTCATTGCAATCATAACTGATTTTTCTCCGTGACCTGAAGGGAACAAATCTTCTGTTACAAAGGGTTTCGATGCACTAATACTGCCACTTTTTAATATATTATTTTTATAAAGATTTATCTTACAAAAATCGTGTAACAAAGCACTAACTATCATAGTTTCTTCTGAAATGTTCTGATTAAACAATTCGTTTAAATTCTGTAAAGTATGATATACATTTAAGCTATGTTGTGCTAATCCACCTATTACGTGTAAATGGTGCATTGAACTAGCAGGTGCAATAAAAAAATCACATTCTTTACTATTTAGCCAGTCAATTAGCTTATCTTTACCATTTCTTTCTACCTGTTGTAAAAGTGCAATTATCTCGTTTTTATTCGCTAATATTTTTTCGTCTGAAATCATTATCTATTCCTCCTTTTTTACTTTATTTCTTTCATAATTTTCTACCATCAATTTGAAATCTTTTTTAGTTACGTCCAGTTCACTAGTTTCGTTAATGAATCTGTTCCAGTTCGCTTCAAGTCTTTCCCAAGATTCTATAGTTTTATTTGCGCAATCTTTGAATATTAATAATTTGTTTGCGTTCAAGTTATTCGTTATATCTTCAGGAGGTTTTGCTCCTTTAACTTTTAGTAGTCTATCTAACTTGGATTCTATTCTATTTAATTGGACGGTAATGTCTTCGGTTTTCATTAGTCCCAAGTTTTGTATAATGTTATGTCAAAATTTAAAATACAAATACTATAACTGCTAAAATCGCAAAAGTAATCTGGTCCCCAATGATGTATACTGAATAGATGAAAATTAAACCCTTCCATCGGAGTAAAAGTAACTATCTTAAATACAGCTTTTATTAAATCTTTCCAATGACCTGCACCTAAACTTAATTCATATTTTCCCTTTTTGTAAGTTAATTTCCAGGTGATGCCAGTAGTTAATCCGTGTTTAATGAATAAGTTTCTTAATTTATCCCAGAAGTTTATTCTTGTTATTTTGTACGTTATTGGTCCATCAGTATTAGGTATTATTGAGTTTAACATTATCCCTATAGTTAAGTTTTTGTTTTTTGATAAAGTTCTAAATTTGGTTCTGCTTAACACTTTAGGCTTTTTTGTTAGTTTGAATTCTTGCATAAGTTTCTTATCATCAGTGAAAACTGCCAGTTTATGTTTTAATTTTTTAGTAACGTCAATATTGCGTTTATCAGAATCTGAATTTTGCTTATTGGCTTTTCCGTTCCCTGGATTACATTTTGGTCTTTTATTCGCCATTTTCTTATTACCTCTTCCTCTAATTTTGCGTGACATCCTTTCAAACATATTAAACCGAAAAGATACTCTTTCCTCGAACATAATAATTCGAAATTCTTCACATTATCGTTATGTTTATTTCCGTCTCTATGGTGTAAAGTTAAATTGTAACCATAATGACATCTTTCGCATCTGCCAAATTTTCTGGCGTAATATTTAAACCAACTTACACTAGCACTTGCCTTTTTATTTATGGGTGTGGCTGAAGTCACTTTTTTATAGGTAGAGTTTTGTTTGGTAATCTTTTTCTAGTTAATACTCCTTGTTGCGAAAGTAACTCTTTGATTTGTTGTATTGTTTCTGTACCCATCTGGTTTATGAATGCACCTGCCTTATATCCTTGAATACTATCATATTCACTACTTAATAATTCTAATGCTACTGCTTCTCTAATTTGTCTGCCTGATTCAGTATGTTTAGGTATGCCTAAAGCTGATAATACTTCGTCTGCTTTTGACGCTTGTTCAACTAATGTTAATTGTTTTTTAGTTCTATTAAATAAACCCATTTTCTTGACCTCCTATTTTGTCTTTATTATTTTCCATATTTAATTTTCTGACTAAATCGCCTGCTAGTGTTGCATCATTAAAACTATACATCTTTAATGCTAATCCAGGTTCATTTAATTTTTTTAACGCCATAGATTTATTACAAATGTGACATTTAAATCTTAACAAACTTTCGGTTGCTCCCCATCTACCGCAATATTTACATTGGCAAACTTTGAATCTATGTAATTGCTCCGAAATTATCTTTTTAAGTTCGTTATTACGTCTTTTTATTTTTCCTTTGCTTGGCTTTTGATTAAACCACATTTTTTCATAAACTCCAATTTGTCTTTTTCGGGCATCATTTTAAACATATCTTCCGTTTTATCTACTAGATTTACCCACCTTTTTCTTAATGCTGGACCGAATACTGAAGTTAGCATTATTTGTGAAGCTAAGATATGTTTACATCCTCTTACTCTACCTACCGGGAAAATCATTTCTTTACAAGTACAATGTTGGTTATAAATTTCTTTAGTTTTTTCTATTCCGTCTTCTATTACATCGTCCCAATAATGAGTCAATATTACTTCAAAACCTGCAACGTCAAAATAAAAAGAACGAGGAGTCTTTTTCGTACAGACTACCTCTCGTGCTTGAATTAGTTTATATGCCTCTCTATATCTCTCTATTTTCACGATATATCAACTTATTCTGCAATTTCCTCTTTTTCCCCTTCTGTTACTAACTTCTCGTCTTGTGGTTCAGGTAAGTGGAATTCATCTAACTTACTTTGACATCTAGTTTTGATAAAATCAACTACTTCACCTTGTAAAGATTTTAATACTTGGTTACTAGTCATTACTATTTTTACCCAATCGTCGCCATTTTCTTTTCTAAATACAGCTTTATATTGGGTAACGTCATTATCGCCTTTATCTTTAGTGATTTTCATAGTCTCATCGCAATGGCATCCTATAAACTTTTCGTCTTGCATCTAATTTCCCTCTTGATTTACTACTTCTTCTTTAATCGAATCGCCGTCTGTTGCTGATGCGAATCCGTCTACTGAAGCGTTTTTCTCTCTATAAACCCAGTTTTCGAAGTGTTCAGCAAATTTGAAAAATACGTTTTCTACTTCATTAGGATTTTTATCTTTGAAATGTCCTTCTGCTTGTAAAACTGTAATGTATGCACTTGCGTGACGACCAGAATTTTGTCTAATAGTTCTTCTTTCTTTACCATCCCAATCTACACCTGAATTGCCTCTATAATTTTGGGGCGTTATTTGGTTTGTTGGTTGAATTGATTGTGTGTTTGCTAGCTGGTCTGCTTGTTGATTAATTTGTTCTTGAGTTGGTTGTGGCGCTGTGCCGTTACCTACTACGTGTACTTTAAAAGTTCCCTTTTTAAAATTCCAGTATTTGTCGCCTTCTTTTTGCCATTGGAAAAATTCTACTTCACTTCCTACTGGTGCATCAGATTGCAGTTTATTCAATAATATCGGTGTGCCATCTTCTGAAAAGAAACTAAACCAATCGTTTTGACCAACTATTCTTAAAGAAATTTTTGCGTAACTTGTAACATTATCCTTTTTGAATCCTGCTTTTATCTCTCCCCATTTCTCTATGTGACCTTTAATTATTCTTTCTACCATTTTTATTATCTCCCGACATTTCAGCTCTTCGGCTCTTTCATGTCAATTTATTCTGTGTCTTTTACTATTCCTACTTCTACTGAATTTTCTACTAATTTTTTGCTTAACTCTACGTTATTTAAATCTACTTCCGATTCTACATCGTCTGGTAATAAAATTAACATAATTCTTAATTTTTTGCAGTTTCTTCTTTCGAACCATTTTTTTGGTACGTAAACAGGTACTCCTACATTTATATCCTTTGTAGATACGTTCTTTTCTACTGGACTTACTTCAGTTTCTACTTTTAATTCCATTTGTTTCCTCCATTCAGTCTATAAATTATTGATTTAGTATATAGTAAGTGTTTGCCCCTTATATAGTTTGTGGTTGTATTTACTCTATCTAACTGAAACTATTAACTCAACTAATTGCAACATCCGGTCTTGGTTTTCTTCACTTAATGCAGCAATTTTGAGTAACATTTCTTTATGTTTAGGCTTATCTTCAAACGCATCAATTAAATATTTTAATTTGTCTATCAATTTAATACACTTTATAGCTCGTTCCCATAATCCAAAGTATTCTTATCATTGAAATTGCTAAACTAATTATAAGTATTATTGTTGTAATTCCTAATATTGTGCCCATTTCTTCCGAATCAAATTTCATATTGTCCTCCGAACCTATCATTTGTGAATATAGTTAAGCGATATAATCAATATATCTACCTATACCCATACTCTCCCAAGCTTTTTTAACATCTATCTTTTCACGATTATTAATTTCTGTCTGGGTTACTGTTTCTATTGTCTTCTTTTGCTCTAAACCTGCTTTCAGTTCTTGACCAATATCTTTCTTTTCGTTGCTATAATACGTTCTCATAAATGGCTCGTATCTATTTATTTTGTTGAAATCCAAAAATCACCTGTAATTTTTCTACTATTTACAAATCCTTTAATCCGTCCGTTGTTACCTGGAAAGGGGCTTCTCCGTCTGGTAAGTTTGGTGCATCTATTAACTTCGCAACTCTGCTTCCTTTCTTGCCATGTCTTAAATAAATTCTAAACATACTTCTGTGACCTACTATATGTCCGCCTACGCTTGCAGTTGGGTCTCCGAAGAATTGGTCTGGTTTACTCATAACTTGATTAGTCACATATACACATAAATTATGTTGGTCAGCTAATTTAGCTAGTACGTTCATATGTCTATTTATTTTCTGTTGTCTATCTGCTAATGTTCCTCGACCTACAAATTCTGCTCTAAACAATGCTATTAAAGAATCTACAACAACTAACTGAATATTCATTTTATCTTTCTTAATTAAATCAATTACTTTCTCAGCTAGTAACATCTGGTGGTCTGAATTATGTGCTTTAGCCACTTTAACATTCTTGAGAACTTTTTCTTCGTCTAGTCCTGCGCCTTTAGCCATTTCTCTTAATCTACTTGGTCTGAAACTTCCTTCTGTGTCAATATACACAGCCACTGCCGTTGGGTCTTGTTTTTGAACATTAACACATAGCTGGTGAGCAATTTGTGTCTTAGAACTGCCGTATTGCCCAAAACATTCAACTATCGCTTTAGTCTCAAATCCGCCTCTAAGCATTTCGTCAAAAGCTGCTACGCCTGTCGATATTCTAATTACGCTTTCTCGGTCTTTCTCAATTTGAATTGCGTCAGCAAAACCCATATTTAGATTTTCTCTAGCAATATTTATCGTTTTTCTTGCTACTGCTTCTCCGAAACCACAGGCTTGAGTTAATTGACCGGGACTTGCCACAGCTATACTCATAATATCATAGAATCCTGAAGCTCTTAATTTTTCTGCACTTAATGGTCCTACTCCTGGCAAATCTTCAATTTCAGATATTTTTGCAGGTTTTGGAACTTCCACTTTTTTTACTTCAGGTTTTTTCACTATTTTCTGTTCTACTTTAGGTTCTGTCATATTCATTCCTTGAAAACTTTTTTTAGTTTCTTCTTTTTTAATTTCAGTCATATTGACCTCCTCTCTCTAATTATTTATTTGGGTTTGTAATTCCCATTTGTCCATAAGTCTTGATACAGTACCAGATTTATTATGTGCAATAACTCCTTCACTTTGTAAAATCTTTAGTGGACCGTAAAAATATTTATAGTAATCTTTTCTTTCACCGAAAAATTTTGCGAAATCGAATGAGCCTTCTTCCCCTCGATTAAATCTAGTAATCTCTAATTCTGAAATTACGTTCGCCGCTACTGTTCTTGATTTGATACTTCTACCTATCGCATATGCACTCATAACTTTCCACATAGCAATGATATTTTCTGTAGGCACTTTCTTCTTTACTTTTTTCTCGTTTATTATTGTTTCGCAAATAAATAATTTCGGTGCTCGGTGAATTATCTTGAAAAAGCCTTGACCTTTTGAACCTGATTTGTCTGTTACTTTTTGTTCAATCAATAGGCTATAAGGAATCATCTATTTAACATCTTCATCTGAAAATTTGAAAGTTTTACCTAACGTTTTTACTACTTTGGATATATCATTAATTCTAAATATCCATCTGAATGTTGAATGACCAAGATTTTCTACATTTACGGCTAATGCTTTCAAAACATTATACTCAGTTTGAAGGTATGGTAATTCTAGTTCAAATAATAAATTAGTTTTCATCTTATTTGTAAATGGTTTCTAGATTTATTTCAGCCTGGACCGAATTTAATATTTCTAGAATATCGTCGCAACTATATCCTTTAAGCAGTGATTTAATTTTAGTAACTGTTTCTTCTTCATCGTCACGGAAATCAGGCATTATATCTTGTAAAGGTTCAGTAATCTCTTTCGATTTGTCTACAAGTTTAATATCTAATTGTTCGTTTACTCCTGAACTATCTCCAAATGGTCTCATATTATTTTACCTCTTAATTATCTATCTTCGGGATTCTTATAATCCATTCCTAAAGCTTCGTAAACTGATTCTTCTGTTTCTCCTGCTATGAATGTTTCTCCTTGCCATAAACCATATTGATTTAATTTATAGCCTAAATCTGTTGCTTTACCACGCATTTTAATATTTGTTTCTGGACTGCCTGTTGAATAACAAAGTAGTGCTCCAAATCCTTTTCTTGGTGCAACGTATAATTCTATTTTAATTCCGTTTTTACGTCCACCTTTTAAAATTCCCATCGGTTCTTTTTTAACTTGGTTTCTATGTAACTCATCTGCCCATTTAACAAAGGCAGTTTCAAAATCGAAAAAATCTTCTTTTGCTATACATACATCAATATCGCCTATGTCATTTAGGTTTCTTCTAACGCTACCTGCAACAACTACTCCAGGATGTAATTTTTCTATCTCTTCGGCTACTGGTGCTACAAATAATCTTGGTCTTCTCATTTCTTTACTCATTTTAACTTATCCAAAATTAATGCTTTTATTTCTTTTTTCAATTCTTTTACGAATGCGTCCATATCAAATTTAGCAATAATATCTTTCTTAGTTACTGTTTCTAAATGTATCACTTGTGTTTTTATTGCTTCTCTAACAACAAAATTAGTTTCCTTTGTCATTGAACGTTTAATTTTATCTTCAAAATTATGCCATGACATTCCTTTAATGTGTGCTTCAATTTTTGACCTAATATTTACGTCAATTTGTTTATTTAATTGAACACGAATTTCTTGTTTTGTTACGTCTTCTAAAAGGTCTTTACGTATTTCTTTTATTTCATTTCCACTTAATTTTATTATCATTTTCTAGTCCACCTCGAACTCACTCAATCTCATCTGTTCAGGGTCAATTTGCGGAGATATTTTTTTGGGGATGTATCTTTTTACTTCTTTACCCCACTCATTTTGCCCAACTTTATCGTAACAAGTTTTACCCATACCTAACTTTACTGATTTAGGATTTTTTAATGGTTTACTGCATCTTATACAACTTCTATGTAATGCTCCATCTTTTCCTGTCAAAATATTACTATAAATTTGGTCTATTGCTTCTTTATTATCTATCATATAACTTAGCTTATACTTTTCAAGGATTTTCAAAGCTTCTACTTTTTCGTCTTCTGTACAGTCAGTATGAAACGTAATATATTCTACAATATTTACAATTCTATTTAAATATTCTTCACTTCGAAGTTTTTTCCTTTTTTCCAAGTTTTTTACTCGGTTTATTAAAGTGGTTACGTGTGACATTACCTTAAACCATCCCAAACTTGATAAGCTTTATCTTGTTCATATTCATTAAACTTTTGTTCAACAAATTTATCAAAATATTGCGGACTTAATTGTGTTGCGTATGCCAATTCTATGGCTATTTCTCTAACTATCTCTTTTTTTATATTCATCGTAAATTTACTCCTGTTAATTTGCTTATCTGTTCTACTCTTGTTGCATTGTTCGCATCTTCTAAAGCGTATAATAAAATCTCTATTATTTTATTGCCGTCCCATTCTGATAATTTAGAAATTAATGTGCCTAATGCTTCAGTATCTTTTGCTTTTTCTGGTTCAATGAAAGCTATCTCTTTTTGAATTTCTATAATTTCTTTCATTTTTACCAAAATTTCTTCTTGTTTAATCTCTTCTTGTGTTGCCATTATTCTATATCCTTATTAAGTTTTTTACATAATTCTATAGCTTCAGTTAGTTGTGATTGGAATACTTCGGCTTGTCCTATCGGTACTGTTCCTAATGTAGTAAATTCACTCATTCTGAATCCTTTTCTTTTTCTCTTCCTCTTCAGAAACCATTTTGTCCAATTCTCCAGATTTCCAAAGTTCAATTACCTTTTTTCCAAATTTTGTAGTTGCCATATTTTTTACCTCGAACTTTATTATTATTGCCAATTTTATTGTGTGTTTATTGGTTTAATATATAGTAGGCAATGGGCATTTATATAGTTTGTGGTAACTTAGGATATGTTAATATATTTCATAGATTAAATTGTGGATTTCTGATTTTCGGATTGATAATTTTAAATCTGGTGCGTGTTGCTCTATCACAGAATTAATTATTTTTCCTTTATTTGTTTCATTATCTAACATATCGCTTGTTATTCTATGATTACTGATTAATCTTGGGTTTGCATCCATAATTTTATTTCCTGGTTTAACTTTAATTATTTCAGTTTTTATTATGATGTCATATTTTTTTAGGTTGTCAGGCATCTATTTGACCTTTTTAATTTCGAACATTTTACCTTTGAGCCACTCTTTATTGTCTTCGTGGTCTTTCAAATCTTGCAATTCTAATTTTAAACTTTCTTCGTTATCACTAGTATAGCTGCTAGCTTTTCCATCTATAAATAAAATAAACGTCATTATATTAACCTCTTTCTCTCAATCATAAAATAGAACATTTTCTCTTCATAATTGAAAGCCTTGTCTACAATTTCCGTAATTGGATTTCCTACTATTTTATATTTTCTTCTTGCACACCATAACACTTTTTTCTTTATCGCATGTTCTAATTCTTGAGTTACTTTAGTTCCGTTAGGCATATCTATATGAACGCCGTAAGTATTTGTGAAATCACTTACAAAAATCCATGCGTTTAATTTTATTCGCCTTGTATCAATTTTGCTATTATCTTTTGACATTTCTTTTTTTCTCAATCTAACTTAAGTATTTCTTTATCTATCATATCCATCTTATCTCGTGTAGCTGATAACATAGTTTCTATTTCTTCCGAATTGAATAATTTATCTTTGCTCATTCTAACCTCCGTACTGTTCCTCGTTGTTCAAATATTTCTCCTTGTGCTATTAATAATTTGTATAATTCTGTTCCTGCTAATTCTTCAAATTCTGCTATATCTATCCCTTCTTTAGGAATAAATTCTAATATCTCTGAACTGTTCTGTTGCGGTCTTCCGTGCAATTCCATAACCAATTTTAGATGACCACAATTTTGTCTATATTTAAAACCTAAACATTCGCAATTCATATTAATTGTGTCTACTTTATATCTACTTTTTCCGTTACTACTCAAAACCAAATATTCGCCTTCAGAGTCTCCAGTAATAATTTTTTCAGTTTTTTTCATTTTATAATTTATCCAGTTTATCACATACGTTTTGGTAAACTTCTTTAAATTTTTCTATCATTAATTCATTATAATTTTCTGTTACATTCCTATAACTTTGTTTCTCTTGATAAAATTTTTCCCAAGATTCGTAAGCACCTGCTAAACCATATTTGTTTACTAAATCTTTCATCAATTTAGTACGAACAAAATTCATATCTGTAACTCCTTCTAGTAATTTATCTATTGTTGCCATTTGCTAAGTTTCCTCCCTTATTATGTGGTACTATTTTATATATTTTTATCTTCGGTATGATTTGATGATTGCCATTGTCTAAAGATATTTCTATGTAATTATCGTCAAATTCTGTAATGATTCCATAAATGGTCTCAGTTTTTTCTTCTTGATAAACAATCTTTACACGTTTACCTATATATTTTTGTAATATCATTCGCCTATATCTCCAAGTAAACTTTTCAAAACTCTTCTATATTCTGATTCTATCTCTTCTCTTAATTCAATATCTTTAACACATTCCCAGAATATCGGATAAGACTTAATTTTGGTTAAAAGAGTATCTTTGACTAATTTATTTAATTTATATTCTACAGTTCGTTTAGACTGTTTTAATTTAAAAACCAGTTCGTCTGTGGTTATTGATTTAGTCAACCAATCATCCGACTTGTATAGTATTACGAGAATTTTCCAATCATCTAGTGTAAGCTTTCGCTTATTATTTCTTATCTTAACCATCTTAACTTACCTATCTTTTTTTTAAAATTCTGATTTTAGGCTATACGCCAAATATGTATTCTTCTTTTAGTCCCACCAATAACTTCGTGAACAATTTTTTTATCTTTTTCTAACAGCTCTAAATATTTATGAACCGTATTCCAACTTAACTTAACACCGAGCGGCATTTTTTCATTAAACGCAACCATAACAGCTTTAGTTGTCATAGTTCCCGATATAGAATTTAATAAACATTCATCATACTCTTTATAGAATAAAAACCCTTCTTTCATTCCTCTCTTGGCATTTACACTCTCTTTTTTTTCCATATCTAAGCACCTTTTTTTTTGTAATATATTATTATTGTGTTAGGGCATATTTAAATGTATGTATTACGACAATTTTAAGTTCCGAAATGATTGCGTTAAAATGAAATGATTGCGTTAAAATGACAAAAGTGGTAAATGATAGGTATATTATTGAAATTATCTTATATAATATATAATATATAATTTATTATTATTATTATTATTATTATTATTATTATTAACGTGAGTCATAATTATTGTAGTTTGTCATAATGTTTGTAAATTGACATAGTATTTGTATATGTGAGTTTGTTTTAAACTTTTGTGAAGACTTTTACTTTGTTCTAATAAATGTTCTAATGATTTGAGAATATATATGGTAAAATGACACTTTTGGTAAATTGTCGCAATTATTGTAAATTGACATAATGTTTGTAATTTGTCATAGAGGTAGTCAATTGTCATAATCTTAGTAAAATTTATATACTAGCAAAGCAACATAAGATATACATAAGGATTAAAGAACTTAATCGAACGGTTCTGATATAAGGTCCTGTGGTAATGCATCCGACTGTAAACTTGCAAGTTACGATTCAAATGTTGGTGCATCCACGAATTTCTTAAATATTATTACTGAATATAATGTAAACTTCTATATAAACAAATAGATGTTTCAGCCAATGCATCAAACAAAAGTTTTATAAACCTCCAAATAAATCTAATAATAGCACAGAAATTTTAGATTACAATTTAGGAGGTGCGTAGAGAGATGATAGGAAAAATTATTAATCAAGATTCTTATAAGGTGACTAAAAATTAGTTATCATTATTTTGAGACGCAAGCTAAGAATTATTTAAAAGACAAATATCCACGTTATACTTGGAACAAATTAAGTTCTCAACATCATATCGACTTATTAGGTATTGGAATGTTGCCTTATTCTAATTTAGTTATTGGTGCTACTCCTACTGAACACGAACATTTACAACCTACTATAATTCTTGTTGAATGTAAATTTACTAAAAAAAAGAAATATTATCCTTTTGAAGATTCAAGAAAACGTAAACAATTAGATGCGTATTTGCATGAAGCTGAAATCTATAAAGCGAGAGGTTTTAACGTGATGTGTTTTCTAATAGTCAAAGTTAATAAAAAAGTCCATTTTATCAGGTTCAGAAAAACTGAAGATTTGCCGAGGTCTATACAATGAGAATAACTAAAACTATCAAAATTGCTATGAAAGAACTTATAGCTGAAGGAAATTACGTTATATTATTGAATAACGAATTATTCGATTTCGTATCTACTAGCGAAAAGAAGTTACGTTTTATCAAGACTATTTATGTCGAAGACGAAAATTATAATATTGCTAAACATAAAGACAGATTATCTAAATTCTATAAATATCCTAAATTTTACGATGATGATATGTTAATTAAAAATAAATGTTTTTCTAAAGAACTTTGGATTCGGTCAGAAAATATTTGGGTAAGCAAAATCATAGTAAATTAAAACAACATTTTATACGGAGGTATTAAAAATGACACAAGAACAACCAACTAGAGACGATAAAGCACGTTTCGAATTAAGCCAAAAAGTACTGAAAGATGCAAAGGAAAAGATTAGCGTAGCAATAGATACTATTAAAGTAGCAATTACTAAATTTCCTCAAACACAAAGAGCATATTTAGCGATGGATTTAGTAAATGGTATTTTAGATTCAGCAAATTGTAAAACTATTGTTGTACATCAACCGCAAATTGTTCCTTTAAGCGAAGCAGAAATTAAACAACGTGAAGAACAAATTAAAGTTCAACAACAAATGCAAGAACAAGCTATAAAAGAAACAGAGTTAAGAGAAGCTATCCCTGAAGGCGAAAAACCTAAAACAGTAGCATCTTTACCTGAAACAGAAGATAAGCCTGTAGAAGCCGTGCAACCTGTAGCTCCGCCTAAACCTGTGGAATTAACTGAACCAGAAACTAAGGCTGAATAAGCCCAATTTTATTTTTTATTCTTTAGAAAAAGTTTAACGAAACACACTATAACATTTATACAAGAGTCTTTAAAATTACACCATTTGTTTTTCTGTTCATAAATTAGTATTTTTAATGACATTTTATTCGATTATCACATAAGCTTTATTCGCCGAATCTGTACCTTTTATATTCCAAGATACATAATTAGTCGGTGTTGCGCTCTGGAAAGTTGTTGTACCAGTGCCATATATCAATACATTGCTACCACCTAAATCGTATGGTGTAGTTATAACACATTCATCGCTAGATTGTATAAGCCAATCTCCACTACCTGCATATACGCAAGAACTTTCCACTTCAATCCAAAAGGTCATAGGTTCGCCATATTCAGTTCCATCTGTAATATTAATTGTACAATTTGCTAATCCTACGTAATCTGTAACGCTTGTTAATGATAATGATGTATTTTCAAAAGTCCAGTTTATCGTTGCTGCATCATAATAAATTTCTGCGTTAGAACCTGTACTATCCCAAATAGAGTGAGTTCCGGTATCTGAATAACAAGTTACTGAACCCCATCCTTCCGTAAATGATACATATCTATATTTAAATTCTGTAGTAGAATAGTCAAAACATTTAGCAGGAATTTCGTATTCTACTGTACCCGCTAACCCATTTTTAAATGTCATCGTAGATGTATTAGTTATACCTTCCGGTCTTTCAACAGTTATGTCTATTGTTGCAGCATCTCCACCATCATTAGTAGCAGAAGTACCAATATCACCATCAAATAAATGCTCTATATTCGTCCAATGTCCATTATCAACATAAGTGGTAGTATTCAATCCTCCACACTCATTTGAAACATTAAATTCTTGGTAGCAATATGGGTACGGATATTGAGTAATTGTGCAATTTACTGCACTAGCGTTTTCATATTGTACTCCGAAAGTAACTGTATCGCCATCACTATCATTAGCATAAAGGGATAAATTATTTAAATAAGTGATTGTGCCAAAATTTGCTTCTTGAGTAGTATTACTTATATTATATAACCAGTATGGAGGTGTGTTTGAAGGAGATGTTTCAGTTAAATCATAAATCCCAAAATCATCCAAGAAAACTTCTGCATTTGAAGAGTCTGCACCAAAATCAAAGAATATTGCAGGAGTATCATTCATCATAGTTGTACCGCCTGAAACAGTTACTCCGTCAATTTTGATGTCGTAAGTTGAGTTAGTATAATATAAATATACTTGATAATGTTTCCAGGTACTAATTTCATCATCATCTATCTTCCTATATTGTTGACTTCCACTATAATACATCTCTTTAGTATCAGCAGACAAATAATTGTAAAAGTAGACATTAGATACGTCTTGTTCAAAACCATAATTACAAGTTCCACTAGAAATCATATTCATAGTTTGTATGTTATTATAATAAACATAATAATCCATCATATAGTTTTTAGATGCATTTAAAGTTATTCCTGCTGAAGCTAAACTTAAACTTGCTACAAGATTGTTAGTGCTATCTCTTTTAACTCTCATAGAATATGAACCGCTTTTAGCTTGTGTTGTGCTTCTTTCCATAATTCCATTAGTTGCTGCGTGAGTACTTCTTCCAAGTTTTGTCCAATAAGTATTGTCATATTCGAAACTAGTACCGTATATTAAACTATCATTTATTATGCTACCGTAGTTATAATCTAATAATATTTCCCTTTCAGATAAACCCCTGTCATATGTTTTAACTTCGTCAATTAAACCTCTAAATTTTGAACCATCGGCATAATCTATTCCCATACTGAGAGGTACACTGCCTGCCCGTATAGTACCATAAGCCATACTTCCTATAGTGACATCAACGCCATTAACATATAAATATAAATTTCCTGCTGAAGCCATAAAAGTCACATAGTTCCATTCATTAATTGTAACCGAATTTACTGTTGAAAGTATTCCTTTGTTTGAACCATCATATACATAAGCTTGTAACTGATTAGTTCCAGCTGTTCTAAATATGAAATGGTGGTCTCCACCATGCCAATCATTTAGTATCGTACCTAGTCTAGCTGAATCTGTAGGATATATCCACGCAGAAATAGTAAAGTTTGTACTTACACCCAAATTATTTAGTTCTGATGATGTTACTCTAATATAATCATCTGTGCCATCAAAATCATAAGAGTTAGTACTTCCATTACCACTAATATTATAAATAGGATAACTTGTACTTTGAGTTGCACCTGTAACTATACCATCGTTAAAACTCCAACTATCTAAAGCATTACCGTTAAAGTTCCAGTAGGATATCCCTCCTGTAGGGATAAAATGTTCTGGACCATATTCATTACCATAATTAAATACGTTTGTAACTTCTCTAGGATTTAAATCTCTAGTCCATATTTTTAATTCATCTAATATTCCAGTATAATAACCAGCAATTGAACCTTTATCATTACCCGCCCCAACTGCAAAATCATATTGTACATTTAATGTTCCTGATAAAGAATCAGAATCTTCTAATATACCGTTCACATATAATTTCATAGTCGTACCGTCCCAAGTTCCCAACACATGGTTCCAAGATTCCTCTGAAATGTTAGTTGTTGCCTGTACCTCTGCAATGCTTCCAGCAGAATTACGCAATCCAAATCTTGGGTATCCTGTAATAATTCTAAACTGAATATTAGTTTTATCTGCATCTCCCGCCCCAGTTGTACTACCAAAAACATATTGAGTTGCCGCAGAATCTTGATGATGATATGCCCAATATGAAAATGTGAAAGATGTTAATCCTGTAGGAGAATAACCTAAATCGACATACTCGCTATTACTACCGTCAAAAATTCCTGAATTTGCAATTCCTGCACCATCACCATCTCCTGAAATATTAAAAGTGGGAAATTTAGTATTATATTGCATACTATGAACTACCCCATCCTCAGAATTCCATTGGTCATTTACTTGATTTTGAAAATCGTAATATGACTGTCTGTCTGGAGCTGAAGGGTCAGTATTATTATACCAAGGGTCCAGTAAAAACAATTTGCTTTGTGCGATTGCTTCTGCAAATGTTAAAGCAGATGGTTTAAAAGCTATATCATACTTTCCTTCTTGTCCTTTTGGGTCAATCATAGCTTTGATAATATACTCTTGGTCGATGTTCATATTAACATCTTCTAAAGCATACCATTTAGTTTTGTTATCATATTCGTATTCTATAGTTCTGAATTTTGATTTAATATCCATCCATTGTTTTTCTTTGTTTTCTTCCCAGTAAATTGTATAATTAGTTAAATTGTAAGTATCAAAAGAGTGTTCCCAAGCTAGTTCTTCTGTAATATTCCAACAGTATAATACTTTAGGATTAGTTGTATAAGTATAAGTTTGCGGAGGAGCACATGTTGCAGACTCTTCAACAGTCACGTTGTGAGGATTGTAATAATCAGCTGTACTTGGTTGTACTTCGCTTGTATTAAAACCAAATAAAATATCAACATTTCCACTATATTGTTTGTTGGTAAATTTAAATTCTACTTCTTGCTTACCTGTAATAGTGTGAGGAGTTGCTACTATATTTACTAGACTATTATTGACATAAACTGAATCTCCATCTATTGTCCAGTTCCATTCTACTATTGGGTCGAATAGTCTAACATTAAAAACTTCATAGTCAGAATCTATATCATATTGAGCTGCTACACTATCACTTCCGTAAGGATAACCTATCCAAGCCCATCTATAACCTTCTTCTAATTCTACGTTCATATTCATACCAAAATTTAATTTATATTCGTTAATTAATTTACGTTTAACTCCAGTGTCTTTTAAATCGTCTACTGAATATCTATAGAAATATTTTGAACCGTTATATATCTTGATTATATGTGAAATGGGGAATAATTCAATATCGTCTATGTTACCATCGTAAGTATATTCGTCTACGATTACTGCACCATTTTGGTATGGCGTATATCTGCCTATTAAAGTGGAATTGATTTTAAGTAAATTTATCATACCTTCATTAAATATCTCTGAATCTTCTACTAGATTAGAAGTCCAAATACCTAAACTGTTTCTAGCACTTCTACTTATTACTATATCTGTATCGTTCTTAAAAACAGATTCTACTATAACATTTCTTGCGTCTCTGTATTGTAAAGTTGTTCCTGAAAATAAACGGTTACTTTCACGACCAGATACTAAAAATCTACCGTAAGGCTCACCATCAGAATTTAAATATTTAATATAAAAAACTGATTCGTCTTTATTAATATTCATTTTTGCGTTATCGTTGAAAATGATATACACGCCAGCTGAAGCTAATAATAAGGTTAAAAATCCTACTATAAATATTTTAGTCTCTACCATTATAATTTATCCTAACATATAGTTAATTCAGAAGTATCTCCTGTAATTATTATGCAAGTTGTATTATCGTCAATTCTATGATTAGCAGTATCTTTTTCAAAATTAATTCCGTCAACACTAGTAATGTTACCGCCAATTTCAGTATCTCCTCTAACTAATAAAGAATCTATTGTTGTAACGTAAGCCATTACTAGAGGTATCATAAGTAATATTAGTATTGTTATTGCAATTAAACCTTCATATTTCATTTCTATTTTCCTCCTTTAATCATTAATAAGTTACACAGGCAACTATTTGTGCGTCTGCACTATTATCTACTATGTCAGCATCAGCTCTACAACCTACAAGTATCGTTCTAGTTGCAGCAACATTTATTGTTATTGTCTCACTTCCACCGCCAGAGATTGCTCCTACTCTAGCATTAGATACAGTTATGTCATTTCCTACTATCGAAAATGCACCTGCTATTTGAATATTATTAAAATTATGCATGTTTGCACCACTAGCTACTACAATATCTCCACTAGCATGATTCAATACTACGTTTGAAATATTACCTTGTTGAGACGCCGAATTAAATACTAAGCCTATCTGATTTGATGAGAATAGATTTGAAGCGTTAAAGTCGTCGCCATAAAAAGTTATAGAATAAAAATCTTGTATATTATGCAATTCCTTACCATACATTTTAATTGTTAAAGTGTTATTTGTTGCATAGCAATTTTCTAATATACCATCGCCGTCTACATAAATTCCTGTACTACTATAACAAAATACATTTCTCACTATTCCTTTAATCCTAAGAAACTCACTATGAGAAGATGTCCCTGTTATTGTGATTCCATCAATTACTCCAACACTATTTCCAATAGCTCTACAACTACTTCCACCACCAATTATTTTTAAATCTTGCACGTAAGAAACTTTACCTTGCTTTCCACCAAGTAAATATAAACCTGAACCGGTATAATTTGGTAAATCTAAAGTGCAATCTAAAATTACTGGAGCATCATCTGTTGCAGTTGAATGAGTTACACAATAACAACTATTTGCAGTTGCATTATTATCGAAATATACTCTTTTAATATAAAGTTTATTCATATCAGAAAATAAGTCTTCTCCCGAACCAGATGACGTAGTTATTTTTAATTCTTCAACATGGAAGCCTTCATTTGCACCACCATTATCTAAGAAAACATATCCAACCATATCGATATTTACTGCTTCTTTACCAATACCAACAATTAAACAATCACTTGGTAATGTGATGTCGCCTGTTTCAGTTGTATCTGCTATAACTAATATTCTTACTTTTCCTGCTGCTATTGCTAAACCTAAAGTTGCATAGTCTCCTACAGTAACGCCAACAGTACATTCAAATTCTGATGGGTCTGCTGCACCTATTGCTTCCCAAGTTGGGACTGCAGCTTTATAATTATTAGTGAAATATAAGGTTTTATCAGAGTCTTGATATTTGATTGCTCCACCGTAAGTTGCTTCGTCATTTTCTAATACAATTGTTGTATCTTCGCCTGCGGTTGCGTCATTATTTACTGTCCAAGAAATAGCTGAAGTGCCATCATTAGCATCAACATTAGTTTCAAGCTGATTCATATCTACAGCAGTAGCTTCTGTGTTGGCTGTAAATCCTACTTTAACGAATGACATTTTCCAAAAACCTCCAATTATCTAAAACCTATATTAGCTATTTATTTATTAGTTTTTAAACTTATTCTTTTAACAGTTACCTGCTCCTCTTCCTCCTCTAGTCGTACTTGGTCTAGGACTTCTTGTTCTAGGACCTTTTCCATCTCTATTTGCCATATTATCTCACCTCGGTCATATGTTTAAAAAAAGAAAATAATTTTTAATCTTTACGTAAATTGAATTTTCCACGTTAATGTTAACGATAACGAAGAAGTTTTAGTAATTGTGCTAAAAGTTATTCTGCTTAATAGCATTCCTGTATCTGCTGATGCGCTAATTACGTGAGTTGAATCTGAACCGAATAGTCCTGCCTCAGTCAATGCAGCGTTTGCACCAGAATCTCCTTCATCTAAAGTTACTACGAATTGACAAGTATCGTCAGTTGTGGATGTTGTTACTTTTGTTGCTGTGCCTATAACTTCTCTATAAACTTCAGTTCCTAAAGCTATATCTGTTGCGTCTGGTGCAGTATTATCAGTTCCTACAGCCATATAAGCTATCGCCACTGAAGTGTCTATACCACCAATTAAACCAACTAATAATTCTTTACCTAGAGTTACTATTAAGTTATCTTTTGTAAATTCTTGTACCGTTTTACCAGTATTTTTATCCCAAAGTCTCATATGTACTGAGCCTTTAGCTTTTATTCCGTCTAAATTATTCATTTTTGTTTCCTCCATCATTCTTTGAAGTTAGCCAACTGTCTTTCATCAGCTATACCCAATTATGTCCTTCTGTCCAATGTGCGTAAATTCCTTCGCTCCATACTAAAGCGTCAGTCGTACTTGGTGCAGTAAATTTGAAATCTATATCTGTATCGTCTGGTGCTTGAATTTCTGTTGTTGTTTGTTCACCACTAAATGCTACATCTTCTCCTGTAACTGGAGTTTCAAATGCTGTAGTTGAACCTGCTATAGTTACTGATTCTGTGCTGGATTGTGATTCTGATATTGCTGTGCTTCCTGCAATTTTAAAGTCTGAATCGCTAACAATTAAAATCTCGTCTGCGAATCCTACATCTATTGCAAAATCTTCAGCATAATCTATTTCTTCTACTTCGGCAAGGGCTATATCGAAAGTGTAAACTACTCCTGCAGCTTTAGTCGCATCTACTTGAGTTAACATATCTGCAATTACAACACCTTCTACATTAACTGCTGGTACTGAAACATAAAATTCTGCTGGATATACACCGTCAATAATTTCTGGTCTTACTCCAGTATATGTCTCAATTACATCTTGGATAGCAGTTTTAGTTCCACCACCACTAAATGTTGGAACTGTACTTTTTATTCTTAATCTGAATACTGGGTCTGTTTCTTCAGGGTCTCTTTCTAAATCAAATAATGCGCCAATTGCATCTAAATCGTTACCTTCAGCAGTATCTACCCAATGAGTTTTCTTAATCCAATCCATATCGTTCCAAGAAATGTCTAATTCGTTACCAAAAGCTGCTAAATAATTGTAAGTTTTTTTGTCTGAACGCCAGAATGTTAAAACGAAATCTGTCCCATTATCTGGTAATGAGCCGTCATCATATAAAGTTGAATCTGCCCATTGAATATGATTGTCTCTGAAAAAATAATCTATATTTTCTTTAAAAGAATAAGGTAATCCATCTTTAGTTCCTAAACAAGAAATTATCCCTAAAACGTTATTGCAATCAACTTCGTATGTTTCTTGAGTAGTTAAATAAGAAAAAGTTTCCACTACTTTAGGCGATAATTGTTCATCAATGTCCCAATATTCAGGAACATTATAGATTATTCTGTTTGTAATTCCCATATTAAAATTTTACTCATAATTATGTTGCATTTGTTAAAGTTATTGTTCCAGTTGTCACAATCTCATCTGAAGGTACTGATACATTAGTTGGCGGAGTTGAAATCGTAACGTCATAAACACCACTTACACTTTGTGCTGCATAAACTAATTCTGAATGAATTACGTCTTCTCCAATATCTAAAGCGTTAATATATGCTCTTAATTCGTCTTCAATTAATGGCTTAATTTCAGTCCAAGAGCTACCCGCAGATATTATTACTTCGCCAGTAATATCTACTGCTACGAAACTTGGTTCTTGAATGTTTACTATAATTCCTGCAGCTTTAGTTGCGTCTACTTCAGTTTCAATTTCTGCTAAAAGTACCGCTGACATAGGAATTGTGTTACCTAAAACTAATGCGTTTACTACTCCTTTTTGATTATAAATGTAATCTACATAATAAATAGTCCCATCATCTGGTTTAGTTCCTGCCGTTAACCATTCTAAAGTTTTGCCATCAGAATCTAGGCTATAATCAGTATCTTCTACGAAAGTATAAGCTCCACCTGATACTGTACCAGTTATGTCGGATAATGATTCTATACCATCTTCGTTTAACGATTGTAAAGATGTCCCAGTATTATAAGTATGGTCTTCGTTATATACGTTAACTAGAGGTGTATCATCTATACTAACGTCTCTTACTCCAGAAATATCTAAAATTGAGAATTTTAATGCCAGGACTGTAGCTTTACCTAAAGCCTGTAAAGCGTTTTTCGCTCTATACCTTAAATCTGCGTCGCTTTCTATATCTCCACCACCTACCGCACCAGTATAATTATTACAAGAATCAATATCTGAAAGAGCAGATTTAATTACTGTGATTTTGTTAAGACCTACGTTACCGCTATCTCCACCAATAGACGCACTTATTGCAATATCTAATGATAAAGGCGTATAACTTACATAAAATTCAGTTCCATCTTCAGGTTTATCTCCAACTAACCAATTAACTACGTCGTAACCACTTGTTGATTCTGAACTTTGCATTAATTCGTAATCTGTATCTGCTACGAAAGTATATTCTTGTTCTGATACTCCTATTCTAACATAATCGCAACCTAAAATTGAAGCTGAAGGAGTTGCACCGGCAGTTTTACCGTAGGATTGTACTAATAACCATACTTTTTTATTTCCGTCTACATAATTTGCACATTCTGATTGTGAGTTTGCTATTGATAAATTTTCTATTGTTTCTTCAGTTGCACCATCGATTGCTGTGGTTGTATCTCCCCAACTATCCCAATCTAAATCTGTTTTGTTCCACATAAAACATTCGAATCCGCCACTAGAATCTGCATTACCATATCCTTCAAATCTGGGAATAATTTTAACTATGTTTGCTATATCATCAATGTACGTTGTTACATCAAATTCAAATAAATAATATTCGTAGTTGTCTATATCTGTGCTTCCACTATGTTCTGCTCGTAAATCGTTACTAGTATTTATTTTAGTATAATCTGCAGTACTAAATTCTACTCCTGCAGCTTTAATCACTGAAGGGATTACTGGGACTGTTACTAAATCTAAACTTGATAAATAATATGCTGTATGTGGTACTGTCGGAGTTGCAACTTCTGCACCATCGTAATCTAAAAGGTCGTATTTTGTTCCCCAAACTGACTGAATAGAATACATGAATTTTTGAGCGCAAGGATATTCGTCTACTAATTCGTCAAAAGTTATTGCTTCATCAGTTATAGTTACTGACCAAGTTCCTAAAGCAGTTGTATCGAATTCTACTGAATCTGCTGATGCACTAAATTCGGTTGTTACTACTGTTCCTATAGGAATTATAAAAGCACCGCTAGGTACTGTTGTTCGTATAAAAGTAATTGTTCCACTAGATTTTGCTGCAGCTTTTCTTTCAACTCCAAGTATTGCAACTACATTATCTAAAGCTGAACCTTCTGCATAATCTATAAAACCAGAATTATATACGTTTACTAATTGATTGTAAATTGAGATGTTTGTGGTATCATCAGGGTCATAACCCATTTCTTCACAAATTGCTTCTGTTAAAGTTCTTAGAATTGAACCAGGATTAATATCTGTTAAAGTGTCTCTTCCTGTCGGAGTAGCTTCTTCTGCGAAAGCTCTTAATAATCTGCTCAGTACATCGTTAACTAAAGAAGTTGTCGATTTTACTACAAAGCTCGGTGTGTTGGTACTTGCCATCTTAAATTCCTCCTATCCAAAACTATATTAATAATATATTTGTTAGTTTTTAAACTTTGTTCATTTAATCTATAGATACTTGTTTTACTCCACCATATAACAAATAATAATCATAAGTTAGATTTAATTCTATTGGTGCTCCAGTGGGCGTTCCAGGAGTAGTATAAACTATTGATGTAACGTAAACGTAAATTCTTACTGTATTTACTTCATCTGAAACCATAGTTATAGTTACTTCATTTATGGTATCTATTCTTGGTTCTTGGCTTAAAGTTTCTATAACAAATAATCTTATTTTTTCACGATTATCTTCATTGTTTATTTCTCCAATCATAGTGCTCAATAAACTGCCATATAACGGATGTAATGCTAATTCGCCTTGTCTAGTATTCAATCTACTAAATATGGCTTGTGCTAAACAATATCTATACTTAGACAATTCCATATCTCCACCCGGAGTTGCCACTAAATCTGATTTTTGAATATTAAACATCAAATCTCGACCCAATATTAATTCGTTATTAGTTGCGCTCATAAGTATCACCTGTATTTATTAGTTTATTAAGTTATTCATATAATAATTATCCTTCTATCGTAACGAAACTTTGTACTGAATTTACTACTGCAGTAAAATCTGATACGCTATTATCTGCTGGTTGAACCATAGGATTGCCTTCAATTGTTACGAAAGATTGTGCCAAACCTATTATCGGCTGAACGTGGGAATGATATAATTTTAAAATTGCTGGTCCTGCATACCAATGACTTGGAGTAGCCATTATACAATTTTGAGTTAATATTGATACGTCTTCTATTTTACAAAATGATTGAAGTTGGGTTATTACTCCTGCTACTGGTCCCTGCTTAGTTGAACCTGAATGTACGCTCACTGCTCCTAAAGTAGATACTGCAGCCATTACAGGCTACCTGGAGTTTGTGTATGATTTATGCTTACTCCTCTAAAAGTCATAGCTCCGTCAGCACTTACTTCCACACCATAACCTGTAGCGTTTAACATTTTGAAACTTCCATCTACTGCAATTTTTAATCCTGCTGTTGGGGCTCCTAATGCATCTGCTTGATTAAATACTATGATGCTTTTATCGGCTTCTAATCGTATACCGGCAGTGTTAATAAATTGGGATGGGATGCCTGGAATTTTAGTATTCTGGGTTAATTCTAGTGACCCGTCAAGTTTCGTAAGTATTTGAGTATTTGAAACGTTTCTTGACAACATATCTCCTTCTTCTAAAGACGGAACTCTTTTCTGATTTAATAATGCTTTATGAGTTTTGTTAATATAACCTATTATTACTGGATTATCTGGATGAGGAAATAATACTATAACTAAATCTCCAACTTTAGGAACGTAATAAACTCCATATTCGTCTCCAACCATACTACACATAATTGGAACTCTTTTATATACTCTATTCAAATATTTACAATTAATATCTGCTTGCAAAGCGGTGTTCCCATTTATTGTTAAAACGTTTACTCCAGAAATTACTGCTGAATCTACAATTTTAACATTAGAACTTTTACCTGATGCTTTGTTTATTTCATTAAATAAGTCACTCAACTTTCTTCTACCTCTCCCTTGTGAACTAACATATCACACCTATAACCGTCAAGTTTAGATACTATATGTGTGCATTCTTGAATTTCAAATATTCCTCGTAATCCTATTGAGCCGTCATCTTGAATATTAACTAAGCCTCTTTTCTTATATGATGGACTTCCAGTAGCTGATACTTGACCAGTTATTTTTTTCTTTTTTTCTGCTTCTAATAAACTTTCTGCATATTCTTGTACTGATGCTGCGTCTCCTAAACCTGCATTATATACTATGATTTCTCTTCTAGCCTGTCCATCATTTAAACTTTCTGAATCTTCAGCAGTATATGTTAAAGTTGTTTCTTCATTTACTAATCCTGCTTTAACTGTAACTACATTATGAGAAGCTTCTGCATCGTCAACTTCTCCTGCAATTAAATTCTCTGCATACTTAATTTGAATTGCTTGACCATCTTTTACATCTTTAGGGTACCAAGTCATAATTTTATTCGATAATACTACTATGTCGTAACCGTGTTGGTCAGCTAAAGATTTTAATACTTCCATTTTAGTCATTTCTTCATCAAAAATTAAAACCGGATTATCTGATGGGCTTCCTAAAATTGTCGTAGGTGCATTAATTATGTTCAAAGTCAAACCACTACTAGAAATTATTGAACTTGCTATGCTGTATAATATTTGTTTTGTGAAACTATTATCTTCGCCTATCTTTTCGGATAATAAATTAAATTCTAAACCTGCGCATTCTATAGTTAAACTTGCACCTTCGCCTGATGATAGACTTGGTTTTCTTGAAACTACGTTACCTGAAAATACTATTGCCCTACCAGTTTCCTTATAGCCTAATTCTATTTCAACTAAATCTCCTTTTGCAATTTTATCGAAATTTCTTTTACCGGAATCATCTTTCATATTATCCATAACTAAAGAAGCAGAATCTGCACTTTCCATTCTTTGAACTATTTGAATTGTAGATACTCCACTATTCGTATCTGCAGTAAATTTTCCTATAGTCAGTAAATAATCTGGACTAATGCCTATATTATTAACCATTTTTATGCTCTCTCCTCATATGCACATACCATTGACCTACTGTTTTGAAATCTTTGTTACATACATCGCAATGATTTAGAGATACTCCTATTCTTTTCCATTCAGTTAATATTCCTTGAAATAACATCCTTTGATAAAAATGCGATTCGTTAGGTAACTCTTTAATATCGTAAGATGTTTCCGATGTTCGTTTTAATATTAATCCATATTTATCTTTATATGAAGAAATGTCTCCTCCCATTATAACTAATCTTTTAGTCAAGAAAACCAACCTCCAAATGTATTAGCTACACTTCTAACTCCTCTTATAATTCCACCAAAAAAACCAATATCTTCAGCAGGTTCATCTGCAACTATATCAGTACCATCTTCTACCATAATACTTTGTGTTGCTTCTTTACCAAACGATAACCAAGATGCTTGATAAGTAGATTGGTTTTCTATCAGTGAGTAAGCTTCTAATGCTTGTTCAGCAGGTTCTTTATTTACATTATATACTTGATTAACTTTTAATGTAGTTTTAGTATATTGTTTTAATGATAACGTGTAATTGTAAGTAAAAGGTTTACCACCAACTTCCTCGTAAGTGAAATTTTCTACTAAATATTCTCTTGTTTCAAGAATGTTTAAAATTCCTGCAGTCATTGATTTTGTTCCGCCACTCATCATTTTTTTACGTAACTTTTTTAGAACATCTTGTTTATCTTGTCTAGAATTAGTAAATATTTTACCATTTAATTCTATTTGAGCAGGACTACTTCCCATATCTTGTAAAACGTTACCTTCTCTTCCAGGAATAGTCTGCTCAGCTATAACTCTCGTTTCATTAACTTTGATGCTAGATGGATTTACTCCTAAGAATATTCCATCTATAAATACTTTAGCTCGATTAACCATAATTTAGTCTCCTTTCCTTTTTTAATAATGACGCTAATTTTTGAGCAATTGCACTTATATCCATATTATTTGCTATTTTTACTCCACTTAAATCTATCTTGATGTCTCCTTCTTTTATTGAAGTTACGCTACCGCCAGTTTGAACTGGTTGGTCTATAGCACTAGCAACCGGCATTTCTGTTGCAGTTGGTTGCGCTATTTGAGTTGCTGAATCAATAATTGGTTTTAATATTGGGCTATCAATTATCGGTTTAATCATATCTAACATCGGACTTAATACTGGAGTTAAATTTTCTGTCATAGGTTGTGCTATCGGTTTTAACGTGTCTACTATCGGAGCAACTACTGGTGCAATTTTTGTAACGAATTTATCCCATAGTCCGCCCAACATATTTTTTACTTTACCTAAAATTCCTTTTAATGAATCGTATAAAGCACTAGCTGAACTAACAAGTCCTGATATAAATGATGTTATTAAATCTTTTCCTGCAGTGGTAAATTTTGTACTTAAAGATGAAAACCAAGATGTAATTCCTGACCATATTGTTGAAAATCCTGATTTTATATTTTCCCAAGTAAATATTTTACTTAATACTTTTACAAGTCCAAAGATTGCTTTAAATATTAATTTGTTCCATCCTATTATTATTTTTGGTACTAATTTAAATATACTCATAATCATTTTAGGAATACCCCACAAAGTATATTTTAATACGCCCAATATTACTTTTCCAAGTCCTATTAACGTAGATTTTGTTCCTTCAAATAAATTAATGAATCCATCTTTAATCATACCTTTATTTCCTGAGAATAATCCTACAATCATTTGGAATACTCCCTTAAATTGTTGGTAAATTCCTCCGAAATATTGTTTAATACCAGCCCAAACTTGCTTTATTGCCGATAACATAGTCATTGCGGCATTTACTATTCCTGCCAGTGGTCCTTCTCCAGATAATCCTTTAGTCCATAACTCTTTTAATTTTTTGAAAACGTAAACCACAGCCATAACTGTTCCAATTAATGGTAAAAATGCTAAAGCTAAAACTTTACCTATATTTTCTGCGTAAGGTTTTAATTTTTTGAACCAACCTACTAAAGTTACTATGCCTTTTATTATTTCCATAATGGGATTGATTATGAATAATAACATAGTCCCTAATACTTTAAATGCTCCACCAATTCCAGGAAGTTCTTCAAGTTTTTTCCAGGCTTTAACTAACCATACAATACCTCTAACCAATCCGCCTATTACAGTTCCAATAAACCAACCTAACGCTTTCGCTACTGGTTGTATAACTTTCCATATTACATCGAATACTTTCATAATTACGTCGCTAAATGAAGTTGCTTCTCCGCCTGCTGAATCGAATACTGAAAAAGAATCTGCAATAATATTCCATAATTCTTTAATTGCCGACATTGCAGGTTTGAAAGCGGTAACAAATGATTTCCAAACTTGAACCCAGAATTTAGCCATCATTAAAAAATTAGATATAAAGCGAGTATACATTGCAGCATAAACTTTAGCTATAAATGTTGCTGCTCCAGCCATACCTTTTGCAACTCTACTTACTATTGAAGAAAAATTGTTAAGAGAACTTTCTGAATCTTTAAATCCGCCTGAAATACTATTAACGAAACCTTTTACTGCTTTAATTACTGGTTGCATACCTGATACAAAAGTCGTAATGAATGCTTTAACTACAGTTTTTATTCCGCCAAACACTATTTTCATTCTTTTCCATAGACCACTTACAATATCTTGTATACCGAAAATATTCTTTTGCCAAGCTTTATACAAAACGTAACCTATTGCAGCTAACAAAGCCATAACTGCTATTACTTTAATGAATAATAAAGCTACTACGCCTAACATTGAACCTAAAAAGCCCATAGTTAATTGGATTCCTATAATTGCAGCCGTAACTGCTCCTGCCACTGCTATCAACCCTAATAGTGCAACAGTTATTTTTAAAATGTTTTTACCTATTTTTGTTTGCGTAAATTTATTAAATTGTTCTAATAAAGCTGTTAATTTTTTTGTTACTAAAACGACTACTGGTGCAAGTGCTGCTCCGAATTGTTCTACTGCAGTTGCTACTACACCTTTTAAAATTCTGTTCATATATTCTAAAGATTTATTCATTTCTGTGATTATGCTTGATGCAGTATTTGCTGATTTAAATGCTGTTGTTAATGCGTTAGTTTCTTGTGCTCCTGCGTTCATAAATTTTGCGAATGCTGTTGCTGCTTCGATTCCTAAATCCATCTCCGAAACTAAATCGTCTATTGCATTAGCATCTCCACCTATAGATTTTTGTAAAGCATTAAAACTTTCTCCAGACATTTCCCAAGCTTTAGTCTGAGTTAGTGCATGTTTAAAAGATGCCGCTTCATTTGATAGAGTTTTTTCTTTTAAACTATCTAAATTTGCGCCCATTTGCATCATCTGGTTTGCTGCTCGTGAACCGAACATTTCTGCAAATAAACTTAATTTTGCTAATCTTCCTAAATCTGCAGTTTTTTCTTCCATTAACTCTAAAGTTTTAACTAAATCTAATGAGCCTTTTCTTATTCCTTCACCGAATGTAATCTGGTCAACAGTCAGGCCTAATTTTTCGAAAGCAGCTTTTGCTCCTGTTGCAGAATCTTCAGATATGCCTAATCCTTTTGCTAATCTGATGAAACCCATTCTCATACCTGCTCCTGCAACTGAACCTTTTATACCTGTATCTGCCAGAACTCCTATTGCAGCTGATACTTCAGGAATACTTACTCCCAATGTGTTTGCTGAAGCAGAAACGTAAGTTAATGCTTCGCCTAATTGAGTCATATTTAAGGCTGAACTTGTAACTGTGTTAGTCATAACGTCTACTATACTTCTCATTTCTTTAGCTTCTCTACCGAAAGCTCTCATAGTATTTACTACAAATCCTGTAGCTTCTGCTAAATCTATATCTGATGCGGCAGCTAAATCTAGGACTGAAGATAAAGATTTTACTGTTTCTTCTGCAGTTAAACCTGCCATAGTCATCATAGTTTCTGCTTCACCTACTTGTTTTCCAGTAAACATAGTTGCTTGACCGTATTTAATTGCAGCTTCTCTTAATTTATCGTAAGCGTCTTCACCTTCACCAGATAAAGCGGCTGCTCTTCTAACGCCATAATCGAATTCAGAAAATGCTTTGACAGATGCTATACCCATATCTACTAGTTTTTTAGACATCATAGTTAGTCCTGCTGCAATTACACCAGCACCCATTTTATTCGCAGAAATAAGACTATTTAAACCTTGATTTGCTTCTTTAAAAGCTTTACCGGTATGATTTACACCTTCCAGTATTACTTCAACAACGTGTTTTGCCATGTTCCTAAATTTAACTCCTAAATTATGCGTTAATTATCTCTCTTTATTACTCAACGCCTTCTTGCACGTCCTTTAGCTGCTTGTTTTTGTTTCTTTCTTTGTTCATCATTCCATCCAGCTATAAGAAATTCTCTTTGAACTGGAGTCATGTTAGCTATACTATCATAACTTTGGTTGAAATGACGAATGAAGATATACACCCATCTACCTTCACTAACTACAAGTTTTTTGCTTCAGCTACCATTTCTTTACTAATACCACTTATCTCGTTAATTTTGTTTGAAATTACGTTAACTAAACCTATCGGTATAGAATCTATTTGGTCGTCAGACATTGCTGGTTCTACAAGTGCTTGTTTTATTAAATATCGTGATACTGCTGATGTGTTTCCGCCTGCAGCTTTTGTTGCTTTTTGGACAATCTTTAAAGTTACTGGTTTTACTTTTACCATACCTTTAATATCTCTTGTGTTAATTTCTACTGCGTGAACTAAATCTGAACCACTAACTAAATCTTCTGCACTTAATAATATTCCTGGTTTAATAACTGGACCTGATTGTTTTTTTTCTACTTCTTTATTTTGACTTAAATCTTCTACCATTTTATATATCCTCCTAAATTGTCGTTAATTCCCAAAAGGTTTCTCTACTTTCTCTCTCTCAGGTTATCTATAATTTAATTAAAAAAATAAAGGGTTTTATTCCCCTAAAGTTTCTGTTGCTCTGCTAATATTAACTGCTTCGAAATCAACTGATTCCATAACCCAGTCTTCCGCAGGTAAGTCCCAACTGAAAGTGTCTATCTTTACACCTTTTAGAGTTATGCTTTCGTTTTTTCCTGTTCTTGAATTAGATACAAGTCCAACAATTTCAAACTCTGGTATTCTTTGTTGTGCAAACATAGTTTCGCCTTCTCCACCTATTGCTAATTCTAATTTAGCGGAGTTAATGAATCCACTTGAAATACTTCCTGAAACTTCGAAATTACCTTCTTTTAATTCTGCAGTAATTCTGCTTCCCACTTCAAAGTATTTATCTAAATTATTGCTAACGTCTATTGAGAAAGATTCAACTCTACCAACAACGTCACCATTCATCATAATAGTTCCTTCGAAGCCTTTATACATTTTTTCAGCCATTTTATATGCCTCCTAAATAATTGTTTTAATTTTAATCTATTTGTAAAGAACGAGGAAGCTCATCTTCCTCATTCGTTCAAATACTTGTATTTTCTCGTCTTATTCAAGATATATGATTACCTTAATAAAGTCGATACTGAATACAGGTTTTATTGTTAAATCTACTCTACATACACCAGCAATTTCTTGAGCTCTTGTCGCATATACTGATGTTTTGTAATATGTGATTGACTCGTCTGCCAACATACTATCCAAGAAACTATCAATTGTTCCTTTTAGAGATGTTCTAACTCTTGTATTGTTAAGTTTTCCTATGAAAGGTTTACCTGCAGTTCTTACTCCGTATTTGGAATAATCTACGATTCTTCTTGTTGTGATTTGTGCCCAAGCTGAATCTGTTGAACTTGTTATACCTTTTTGGATTCTTATTCCAGAATCTTTTCTAACTGCACAAACTCTAGCCAAAATTAAATCTTGGATGTTTGCTTTACTTTGGAAATATTCTGTATCAGTAATTCCGCTTAATACCTTATTAGTTGGACTAACGTGTACATCTAAACTTGATACTTTACCACATACTGCTGCTGCTGTGTAACATCCGCCAAAATCGGCTAATGCGCCAGTTGCACTATATCTAGGTACGAATGTGATTCCTGGTGCTACATAAATAATTCTGTCTGAATTTACTCCATTCATATTATCTATAATAGTTGCGTTTAATTCTCCTTGCGCATTACCAATAAATCCTATTCTTTCTTCATCATTAGCTAACATCTTTACAACGTGAGCCAAAAGATTACTTATATCTGTAGCACTCGACTGACCTGCTAAATTAACCATATTACATGAAACTGTTTCAAGAGTAGTTAATCCATCGTCATAAGTAGTTGAAGTTACTGTTGAACCTGAATCTCCGCCTGTAAATGCTGAACTTACTGTTTGGTCTGGTTCTGTTTCTGTAGCTTTTATTGCAGTACATAATACTGAATTATTGTTTATGTTAGCTACCAAAATGTCTGCGTCATAAGCTGGTGTTGCTGCACCATCGCTTGCTGAATGGATTTCGTCCACTCCTAAGCTAGAATTTACAATTGTACATAATAATCTAGTTGTATCATAACTAACGGTAATGTTGTTACCTTGGTCTCCATCATATAATGCTGTTAAAGATACTACGTCAACCGCACTAGCTTTTAAAGAACTAACTGCTTTATCTTTTGCGTCACTTGCAATTCTTACAACTCTTACTGTGTTAGCACCATTAGCATAAATTAAATTTAATGCTCTCGATAAAGTTACATCTGCTGAATCGTCACCGAATTGTGTTAAAACTTCTGCGAATGAGCCTACAGTTACTGGTTCGTCTATTGGACCCCAATCTGCTGTTCCTATACATCCAACTACTCCAACTGCTCCGGGTGTTACTGTAGTAAGTCCTTCTGCTTTAACATCTATACTTACTCCAGGAATTATTTGGTCTGTCATTTTAATTTTCCTCCTTAACTTTGAACCGTAATAGGGTTTATTACGACTTCTTGTATTTTGTCTAATAATTCGTCATAATAACATTCTATTGTGACTTGAAACTCAAAAGTCTTTCTAAAAATATTAGTATTTGCTGTTTGCGAAGTACCAACATCTAAATCTTGCGGAGTCTCTGTCACTATGACATCTACAAAACTCATTATTGCGAGTTTTGTTCTATTTTGAGGGTCTGATATTGCTTCTACCAACTGAGATGCTAAATCATCTCTAAATCTAGGGTTTTGCGCCCATATATCCATTTGATATTTCAGTTTATATCTTACCGCTCTTCTTAAACCTGTACTGTTATTTGTTTTATGCTGAACGAATAAAATATCTAATCCAGCCGGTATATTCTCTCTAAAATATATGCCTGTAGCATCCGATAAGAAATCGGCAGGTGCGAATAAGGGAGTTGCACTTTCAACTATTACTGTTTCTATTTCTGAATTTGGGTCTGTAAAGTAAAAGTTCTTTTCACTTGTACTATCGAAAAATTCTGATACTGATTCTTTAATTGCGCCTTCTGAAAACATACCAACACCAACCTCTTCTCGTTCTCCTCCCGGAAGTTGAGTAAATCCTCCTCTCGGCATACTTGGGTTGAGGTTTGCGTTTACCCAGCCAGGAAATATGAAATGCTGACCACAATGGTATCTTACTATTATTACTGCACCAGTTTTCGGTGCCCTAGTAAATATAACTTTGGAATATTGAGTAGACCAACCATAATTAACTTCGTAATCTCTTACATTATATTTTTCTACTCCGTCTACTGATACATATGAAACATTAGAAGTTGCTTTATGGGTTAATTCAAATAATACACTTGTTCCGTCTCCTACAAAATTATCAACATAATCAGTGCCTCTTCCAGTAATTGGGTCTGTTACACAATTTCTGAAATGTACCGTTAATAAACTGCATACATCTGTAAATATATTATTCATTCTTTAATACCTATCCAACTTAGCTAATGCCGGTTTATTAATTATAATCATATACGTCTAATTATGTTATATATTTATTGGTTTTTAAACTTTATCAATTAACATAACTTCATATACCGCTTTTTTCAAGTGCTTTAGATATATTGGTATCGATGTCTTTTATTGCGATAGCAAGGCTTGGACGGAGGTAAGGTTTGAATCCAGTTCTACTACCCGGAATATTATCATTTGGACCATATTCATTATTTGGACCGTATTCTATAGTAGAAGCGTATTTTACTGAAGAACCAACTACTCCTTTCAACATTCTTTCATTATAAGTTGCAGAAATACTTCCTTGTAATCTGCCAGTAATTACTGGAACTCTACCTCTAGCTAAATTGCCAGTTTCAAAAGTAGCCTTCTTAATCTCGTTAGAAATAATCTTTTTAATTAAAACGTTAGCACCAACGAATATACTACTTAATTCGTTTGTTCCGGATAATAATACTCTAGCTTGAGTCATTTAAAAAATCAGCTCGATTGCTTTTTTCTTAAAATTACTTGATAAAATATGTTTTGGTTTCCATCTATATTATGTGCAGGACTTTCTACTTCATATCTTAGATTACTTCTAGTAGGACTTTCTATTATATCTGAAGATTTAATTACAAATTCTCCAGTAGCGTCAGTATACGAAGTTTCACAAAATAAAACTGCGTCTCCAATATTTAATGTTCCTACTTTAGCCATCCAAGCTTCTTGTCCAGTTAATACTTCCTGAATTAAACATTTGAAAGGACCTCTTTTTAATTCTACAGCTTCACTTCCTGCTTCTCCACTTGGGTCTGCAAAACCATAAATCATATCGAAAGGAGAACTTTCTGCTTGTACTTCTTCTATAGTTTCTTGAATCTGTATTAAATAAGCCTCTTCACCGTGTGCCGCCACGATTGTTTCAAAATCTGATTTAGTAATAATTGTAGTCATTTGAACCTCCTAACAATTTCCGGGATAATCTCCCGCCATTATAAATATGCTTTCCATCGCAGCTATTCTACTTACCAAAGTGTCAAAGCCATTCTCTGCATCTTGTGTAGTTCCGCCTGCCCAGATAGTATCGTCATCAACTGAAGCTCCAAACAAAGATAAAATTCTGTCTGCTTCTTCAAGAATAATAGTATAAATATTAACTGTACTTTCTGAATTTGTAGTAGATTTTGAACCTATATCCTTTTCTACTGTTAATGCTCCAAGAGTATATTTTTTAAGAGCGCCACTTCCAGCTATACCAGTATTGTAAAGTCTATCTATTCCACCACGTTTAACAATCTTAGCTGAAATTAAAAGATAAGTTGCCTCTCTAATCATTTCACAATCATCAGGAGTTGAAGCTACTTCGCTCCACAAAGAAATATCACATACTGCCCAACTAGTATCAGTTGCTTTATCTATAAATGCTGATGCTTGAATTATCCAACTAACCAAAATAGAATCAGTCATCCACGTAGGAATATTTTCTTCTCCTACAAAATCAATTACATCTTGAACTGTACAATATTGAACCATCTTAATATATTAATTTATTTATAGGTTTTTAAACTTATTTGTTTATGTATATTGTAATTAACTCCAACCTCTTAATGAAAACTTTGTAATTGATTTTGTTTCATTGTATAATGACAATACTTCAGAATAAGTAAGCGACCTGTTATAGATTCTAAACTCATCTATTCTACCATTGAACATTTCATTATTAGTTCCTATTGCTCCAACAATCATAAGTCCGACTGAATCGACATAAGGTGAAAGTCCTGTGGCTGTCCTGTCTAATTCGCCATTAATATATCCTTTAAGGGTAGTTCCATTTCTAACCATAACTATATTATTCCATACATTATCTTCATAAACTTTGGTACCCCAACC